TATACCAAACGAACTACCGAGACCTATTGGCATTTCCGGGAGATCGACCACATAGGTATATTTTTCATCGTATGCTGGCGCTAACCCTTTAAACGTTGTATAAAACCCGTTATTCACATAAGCAATGCCATCCATTACAGCGGTATCTTTATAATTCTGTTTTGCCGCTTCTGCGATGCCTTGAGAAAGCCAGACATTTACTAAATTTACACTAATCTCTATATCATCTGATAGATACCCGCCATATAGCTGACGCATAAATTTCTCAATATAAACACCCCTCTTCATGATTTAATATTTAGGTATCTAAAGGTAAGCCCAGCGGCATGTCTTCTTTTACCTGATAAAGCAAAAGATACAGCCGAAGGTGCTACCCCTAATTCTTTTGCCGCTGTCTTAAGAGACCCAAATGATACTCCTAAAGTTGGACAATAAATTTTGATTGCATGGCCGCTATCATCACCAAAAATCCCTTTGGTAGAGCCTTGTCGCTTCAATACTTTGAATGAATGAATTTGGTTAGCACTCGCCGTAACCCACTCTAACTCGCTAACCCGGTTATCAGATTTATTCCCTTTTTTATGATTAACTTCCGGCAGACTTTGGGGATTACTAATAAATGCCGTAGCTACAAGCCTATGAACAAGCCCACTAAATACAACTCTATTTTTAGATAGTTTGGCAATATGATACCCTTGCGAGTCTATAGATTGTTTTATCATTTTTTCTGGATAATTCCTGATCCTGCCGTCTTTAAAATAAACAGTTCTACTTACAGACTTAACATTGCCCATATTACTAACCATATACCAGCCTTCATACCCCAAAATATCCTTCCATATTTCTTTCATTTATTGCCCCTCCGTCATTTTAATTTGCTGCGCATATTGGCTTATTTGTGCTGCTTGTAAATTTACGCCAATCATAGCAAGCGCACGAGAAATTATATCCATTATTGCCAAATCATCCCAAACTGGCTGCACGCTATCTGCGGCAGAATAAACTGGCTGACCATAAATATTATACACATAACCCCACACTATGTTTGGCGGATTTCTTACATAGCTTAATCTCGCTTGTCCTACATCGTTAGGCCAAAATCTAAAACCGGTATCCTGAATTTCGTATACCGGGTTGGTTGCGATTGGGTCTATCACAGAACTTAGTACACTATATAGCTTATCCTGCGGAACGTATCTTATTCTTTGCGAGTACCCGTAGATAGGATACATAGCATCGGCTTGCAGGTAATCTCCGGGATATGGTGCGTAACCGTTTGCATCTACCGTTAATGTATACCCGTAAATAACAGGGGTCAGCCGTTGCCTCACAATCTGGTTATTCCCAAACTGTACATTAGACATTGGCCGACCCGGTTGGTATCGTTGAAAAGAACCTAATAGGTAAGAAATGTAGCTTCTTTGAGCCATTGATACAGTCTCATTAAACTCTTCAGGCGTTAGCTGCGAGGATTGCTCCTTGTTAACAATGTACTGAATGAGTGAAAAAACTTCATCAACGCTCATTGAAAATTTCTCCTATTTTAATTCTTTTAATTGTTCCATAAATAATTTCCCTTCTTTTGAAGTAGTATCCATCGCAAGTTCTACCAGATATTCCAAAGGCTTTCTTCCTCCCGGCAACTTACAAATCATTGCACCTCCTTTAGCCCATCTTATTTGCCCCGGTACACTTCCTATATCTATTTTGGTATCGAGTACTGCATTGCGGATGATATAAGCTACTTCAACCTCTTTTGTGTTTATGATAGCTTCAAATGCTGCCGGATTTCTTTTCACACGGATCATTAACTCTGCCTTCAATCCTTCCGCAGTTTTCTTTTGTCCTGCTGCATCAACCTCTGATATACCAACATAGCTTGCATGGCTTCTTACTTTTTCTTCGCTCATCTGGCTTACAAGCATAATTAATTCTATTTGCTTCATTTCCATTTCGAGCAATGCTTTTTCCTGACGAGAAGGATCGTACAAGAAAAATTCCATCTTACTGCCACCCCTGCGATTTTTATTTTCTATATTATGCCTGCAATGTTTTGCAAACTCAATCGCATTGGTATCCCATTTAGGAATACGGCAGAAACCATGACTATCGAATGTTAAAGAGCGAATGTTGTGCATCACAAATTCTTTGTCCTTCAATTTTTCTGTCAACTCGCTATCCCATATACTTGTAACTCCATTCAATAACCAAATTCTTTCTGTTACGCCATTAGGTCGTTCTTTTGTGATCGTAGCCGGGTTAATAACATCATCCCTGCCATCAATATGAACTTTCCCTCTTCCGTTTTTTTTATGCAGTTTATAAACTACAAAATCCGGTTCTGGTGTTACAATGTCGGCTGCTACTATATCAGCCATCATTGATTCTTTCTGTTGTCTGTCTGAATCTCCCTCATGACCTGTCAGAGAAAAATTCAAAGTTCTTAAATCTCCCATTTTGTTTAATTTTTATTTTCACTTTTAAGACCGGCTTATTTGTTGGCGGCCTCCCGAATGCGGGATGTTGTTACTTAAAATTGTTTCTCAAAATTATGCAACTTCTTGCATAAGCTCTTCGTATAAATCTTTGTATATAAATTGATGCCCTGTACGAATAGGTTTACCCCAATTATACATAGCTGCTCTATTAATCGTTGTTTTTGGCAACCCAAAAAATTCTGCCGCCTCTTTTGCTGACGGGAATGTGTTTATTATTTCGAGGTCTTCGCTAAGAAGACATACTGGTCTTGATACAGCTTGATGTTTTATTTCACCTACATCAATTTTCACTGGATAATTGTCTGTTTTATATCTAAAAACAAAACCCTTTGTATGGGTTCTTTTTAATCGACATACGCAACTTACGGAAGAATGATTAACTCCAAGTTCATCGACAGCTTCTTTAATCGACTCATATTCTTTTATAAAATACCCTGATGTGTTATAGCATACAACAGGTTCTATGGAAGCAAGCCTGCCTCTTTCTATTCCGATTTGAGAGACCTTAATGCCATTTGCCTTATTATACTCCGAAACTTGTTTTGATTTTGCTTTCTTATACTCGTCTGTATGTTTTTTTCCAAAAAAAGGATTACCGGAACCCATATATCTATTTGATTGTTCTACTCTTCTTTTTTCGTCGTGCATCCAACTTGAGCGTTGCCCATCTCCCCCAATCGTCATATTCATGCCCATCTCATTTTCATAGCAGTAAGTTTTTAGCTCTGATATCCAATACATCTCCCGTTCATTCATTACCTCGTCTGCGCATTCTTCTATCACCTCGAATTTATGGGCATCCCATCCATATTTTCTGATACTGTTGTGCAAGATAATATTTGACCCCTTTTTTACAGAGTGCCTATGCGCAGCCTTTCTGGTGCGAAGATTATACGTTTTACCAACGTAAATTTTATTGCTCGGACTTGTTATTTTGTATATAAACCCCATGCTCAAATTTAAATAAAAGGCGGCTGTTTTGCAACCGCCTTTTTACGGACATTGGATTTCAACTCAATACATATTACTATGCTTGATTAACTATAATGAATTGATTTGCAGCCGTTAATCTTGTCCCCCGGTATGTAATCATTTCAACATTGTCGTTCATTGTACCGGTGGTTGGATTTTCAGAGCCGCCACCCCATTGCCAAACTCGTATTCCATTACCTGTCGTTCCCCCTCTTGGAGGTTGTTGATACATAACAGTAATATTCTTATACGATTTGGTGAAATCTTTCGCATCACGAGACTCTCCCATCGGACAGATCATGCCCCAATAGCGGAAATAATCCGTAGACGGCGTAAGTCCGGTTGTCATCTCTGTATTGATTTGACGGTATTTTTTTACGTTCATTAAATAACCGTCGATCTTGATGCTCTGAACGCCATAATTTATCATAGCTTCTTCAGAGTTTTCGTTCTTACCCCAGACCCACGAACCTGCTGGGTACTGTGCGAACAATGAATCAGAGAAGTTTTGGCGCTGATAGATGTCCATCAACCACATATTTGAGTTTGCAGAACCGTTAACATCCATGATACGAGTGATCTCATGCAGTTTTGCAATGTCCAAGTTACCTGCTGTATAACCTACTGTTTCGCCATCTGCAAGTACTTTAGGGATGATACCCTGAGAGCCTACTGATGTTGTAGTTGTTAAGCCGGTATTGTTTTGGATATTACCACGCATGAGTTTGAACTCTACGTTATTCAGGAAACGCTGGTTGCTTTTCACAAGACCTTTGTAAGTGAAAAGGCTTGTTCCAGCTTGGTTGCCACCGGGAGGTACATCGCCAGAGAAACCACCTTCGTAGTAAACTTGGGTCATTTCTGCAAGGTCAGTTGCGCTCCATGATTCCCTCATTTCAGTGATAGTATTTGTATACTTCACGTCAAGTTGGATAAGCGGTGCGATTGAAGTTGATGCTTCACCTGCGTCCATATCACCACCAAAAATCATTACGTCAGAAGTTAAGAAACTTGTTGCCCCGTAAGAGTTAAGTGTTTGTGTTGATTGTTTAGGACGTACATCGAATGTGTGAGCGCCTGCTACTGTTGTGTTGATAGCGATGATTTCACCTTCAACGTTAGTAGATGCTACACGAACAGTTTCACCAACACGCAATGGAGATTGAGTTCCTGCGTTATAGTGTTCTGCTGATGCAAGTGTAAGCGTGATTGTACCACCGGCTACTGCTGCTGATACGTTTGCTGCAACCTGCACACCTGTCATTAATTTACCCCGGTTTTCAAACCAGAAGTAATCACGGTTGTAAACCTGCTCCATACCTGCGTATGTAGAAAGCCACCAAGTAAAGTTCTCGTTACCGTATTTTTCTGTGTATTGTTTGTAGTACTGCGGAGTGAGCAGTTGCAAGTCCGACACAAGCTGTCGGGTGACTCCACCGACGATACTAATATTACCGGGTTGGAGTATGTTTGAGGTAGGTATCCCTGCCATTTTGTTTAAGTTTTAGGATGTTGAATTTTAAATATTGTTGCTTTTAATTAAGCACTCCAAATAGCTGCGATTTGTTTGTCTAAGTCAGATTGTCCATTTTGTTGTGGTGTAAATGTTTGTTGACCGCCCGGTGTAATATTGATATTGCTCTTTGACTTCAGGTAGTTGGCAAATCCTTTTGCGTATGCTTCTGAAGCTACTTTTTGAAGAATGGCTTCCTTGTTATTGAGGAAGAACATATCTTCTGTGAGCAATGGAATATTAGGGTTGTCTTCGGATGGAAACCATCTTTGCTCAACCATTTTACCTAAAATGTTCCCTGACATATCCTGCTTGAAACTTACTTTCTGTTCTTCTGTTGGGCTGTAAGAAATTGGTATATCTCCCGCTTCGGACTTATACACCATGTTAAAGCCATTGAAGTTTGTGAAAGTTGATTCAACACCTTGCAGAAAACGCTCCCTCGCCTGCTGAATCTTTGCCAATTCCTCTTGGCTTGGTTCATCATTTTGCACTGGTTGCGGCTTCTGTATATCTGGAAGTACTAATTCTGTTTTTAATTTTTCGATAACCGGTTTAGCCATTTTAGCCTCGATGATAAGTTCCATCTTCTTTTCATTAACCAGTGTATCGTATGCGTTTTTACGCTCTGCAAATTCTTCTTCGGTTTCTAAATCTTTCATAACCGGTGCAGGCGGAACGCCAAATTTTTTATTGTATAGATAGTCCACTTCTGATTGCGATAACCCGCTTCCGTTATTCAGCATAGAAAGTTTTACTATTTCGGATGCGCTGTTTGGATCGGATAAATCTACAGTTAAAAGCGTATTTACTTTTTTCTTTTTGTCAAGGAACTGCAATAGTTCTTCTTCCTTTTGTTCTTTGATATATTCATACACACGGCGGCTATCGTCGTTAGCGAACTCGATACCTTTTTCTTTTGCTTCTTTTAAAGCCTTTAGTTCATGGAGTAATGTTTCGGGGCTTTCGTAGCCGAATGTTTTTTGCAGGTAATCTTTTTCATCAAAGACATCTTCTGCTGGCGTAGTAATAGGCAGGTCACCTGCTGGCGGCGCAACTTCTTCTACCGGAGGCGCTACAACTGGTTGCTCACTTAACAATGTGTCGAGTGATTGAGGCGCTTCTGCTGGCTGCCTCCAACTGCTATCATCAAATGGATTGAACGTTGCCGCTGGCTCTACTGCTACTGTTGGTGTTTCCAATACTTGTTCTGGCATAAAAATGTTTATTTATTATTCAATTTTAGAAAACTTGAGAATAATTTTTGTCGCAGTCGTACCGGATAACTGCAAAAACCTGCCAATAACAGCAAATCTTACCAGACCACTTGCATTCAGCGTAGATACCGCCGATCCTGAATTAAGATTTGTTCCCTGACACGCAATCCAGTTAGTTGCAGATTTTGCATTGCCATCGCTTACTCCCTGAATATCTCCGGAATCGTTTGTTGTGTTAAACGTAACGGTTGCTGCCGGTGAAACGAGTTGGACAGTTACCCAATCCCATTCACCAATTTCAGCATTGTAGAACCCATTGGCGTTAAACTCTGCGGTACAGTCGTAATAAAAACTTACCATTATAAATTAATTTTAATTGATGTTAACCAATTCCCCGTTTTTTAAATATCCCGGAGTATCCCCTGAAGCTAATGTGCCTGCTGGCGATACGGGTACAGCGAGAAAAGAAGTACCATAAGAATCAACACTGATAACTCTGCCCTGATTGCCGCCATTTACAACGCCAACAACATCACCTACCACTATGTTAGGTAAGTCCGTTACGGTTTCAGATTGATTCAAATATACACGCACCGCCTGCCCTTTTAATGCTTGCTGCGCTTTTCTTGCTGTTACTTGTAACGATGCCATAGTTTTATAATTTTTATGCTACCATTTGTTGTTGTTCCGGGACTTGCTGCTCTGGCGGCGCTTGCTCCAGCTGTTGCGCCATTTCCATTTGTGATGGCTGCTGGTTAGCGCCTTGAAACGCCTGCTCTACTTTCTGCCTGATCATCTCCTGCATTTCCTGATTTTCTATTGCCATCGGTATTACCACGTTTTGCAATAATGTCTGGAATACGGGCTGCAATTCCGGTGGTATCGAAGCGCCTGTTTTCATGGATTCGTTGTACAGGCTGATCATACCCGTCACCATTGCAGTTTTGCTTTGCGCTGTTCCTGTCGCTTCCGCTTTTTGGATTTCGACAGAACCTTTCATTTGCTCTGTAATTCTTTTTTGTTCTTCTGCTGCCTGTGCTGCCTGCATCTGCACCTGCGCTTGCTGCTCACTGTTAGCTTGTGCTTTTTGCATTTCACCAATGAACATTTTCTTTTGCGCATTGCGCATATATAGGTCAGCCAGTTTGGTATTCTGTTTGGCTATTCTTCTAAGTTGGTACGGATCAAGATAAGTTATGAGTAATGGATTAGCGGCAAGAGCAGTCTGTAAATCCTGATTGAACTGCTGCAATTCAAATTGAGTTGGAAGCATCTGCACTTCTGTACTGAAAATCCTTCCTTCAATATTATCTTCGCCTCCGACTAAATGCTGGTAAACTTTACTCCCAAACATAACGCTGTTCTTCATCAAACAAGCAACCTTTCTTGAAGTATCTTTCATTAATTCAACAAAGGCATAGTATATATAATCCGTTGCGTTTTCTGCTGATCGTTGAGCCGCATCCACATTACCGCTCGTTACTCTTGGTGTCAAGGCTTGTGCAATAAGATTTGGGTCTTCTCCAAGCTCATCTTTTAAAACCTGATAATGGAAACGATACACTTCCATCAATGCCTGCATTTGTGGTGCAAATCCTACATTGGGTATTTCAGTAATAGGAACAGGAACTTCCCTGCCTTCGGCATCCCTGCCTCGGTAAAGTATATCTCCTGTCTGATCAAATAATCTTTTTACATCAATTTCTTTATTGCTATCGCCTAAGCCGTAATCAATGTTTTGAAGGGCATCCCAATTTATAGTTACCCCTGCCGGTCTTGCTTTGGCTACTAACTGCTGAATTTTCAACCGGGCAATTATCATTTGGTCAAGCGGCTCTTGTATTTTTTCCGGAACTGCGACATTTCTCATATCATAGTTCTGGTACATATAGAAGCTATAGGAGAACTCACAATCCCCAAGTTCTTTTGGATCTTGGGGACGGATCATGTTCTTTTTCAACTCCCATTCAAGCAATGTTTCGGTTGACCTTACATAAACGCCGTGGTATATGTTCCACGTTTTATCCCTTATAACTTCTTCGTTATCACGAACTTTATTGGGAGCGCCTTTCTTAATGATAGTACTTTTATTCTGTTTTGTTGTGATGATCGTGTAGTCTTCGTAGTCGTCAGTCTTAATTTCAAAATCTACTACATCTACGTTCCATTCATCATAAGGACGGACATACATGAAGTTCCAGTCATTCAGCCACCTTAGATTATCATAGAGCCTGTATTCTTTGGCTGCTGTGGCTATTTTAAACATTTCTTCTTCTGTGAGCGTGCCACCGAATTGAACCCCATATTTTCTCCTTATCTCACTAATTTTCATTGTCTTAATCTGCCCACGCCATGTAGTATCCCTGAAATCAGGATATTTGCTGTAAGAGTAAAGAATATTTTCCGGTTGAACCCTGTCAACATGAACCACCCCTTGTTCATCCATCCACGTATAAGTACCTATTAATCCAACTTCTGCGGCATCATGCAAAACCTGCCTCTTTAAAACAGAAAACCACCCCATTGCTTGGAGCGAATCGTTTATTCCTAATTCAAAAAGTATTTCTGTTTGTACCCGGCTGTATTGGGTGAACATGAGGTTTAGTTCTTCCTGATCTGCCGGGATAGGGGTTTGAGGCATTATCTGTACCCCTGATTCCTGTTGTAGTTGTTCGAGCCTTTGCCTGTTGGCTATTGTAAATTCAAGTTCTTCGTATTGATCGTTTTTTTCTGTGACCGATAAGGAATCAATGCAGTTAATCTGAATCTTCTCCTCCCTCTCCATCATTCTGCCAACTAATCCTGCGACTATTCTCGCCCCAAGTTTTATGCAGTTCCAATTTATATTTACATAGTTAAACTTGCCATTGAAATCCAGCATATCCATGAAGCGCTGCATATCAATTTTACCGTTGGCATAATTTCTGTTTGTGGAGAACCGTGTGTTCCTTGCCCAATAGTAAGAGTTACCAACTCCGCTATTGACTGTGGTATCTATAAAACGTGATACCATTAACCCAACCTCTTTGGTTGATTTCTTATTAATAGACCAATTGCCTATCTGAAAGTCTTGGATGATATTTGCACTTTCTATTGCCAAGTATATTCTTTTCTTTTTATTTTTACCGGTATAGTTAACGCTTCAGCAACAGTCCACCCACATGACAATCTATCACAAATAGTAGTAGTTTTTAACCCGGTTTCCCGGCTCCACTGAGACATTGTTTTTGTCTCCCCGTTTAAAGATAAATTTCTATTATTCCTTTTATTGCACCCCTGCTCTGTGGCTGTAGCCCATCGGCAGTTTGAGGCTTCGTAATCCCCATTGACGTTAATGCGATCTATAGATAATCCCTTATGCCATCCTCCAATCATATCGTCAAAAAACGTCTGAAAAGAGCCGTACCATTCTTGACTCATTTTTATTCCTCTACCTCCGTAATTTTTATAGCCTTTCTCTTTGGGGTTATAGCATCTCGCTTTAATGTGACACCAAATAACATACAGTGGGTGTTTGACAAGATTATGTGTAGTATTGAACTTAATAGTGCTTTCTGTCTTTTGGCATCCACAAGAAAACGTCCTTTCAGCCAATAGGTTGCACCCTACAGGGAAACATACATTACCGCAATCACAATAAGAAAGCCACTTAATATCTGTTCCCTGTAGATCGTACGGGCCTTTAATATTAAGTCTGCCTATTTTTTTTCCTGAAAAATCATACCTATTGGGGCGTTCAAACAGTTTTGGAGACGCCATTGGCATATGACTTAGCATAAACCCTATGGCATTACTGTTGGATGGCTGCATTGGATACTGCATTTTAAGAGGCCGAAGCCTAATCAAAAATAGCTATTTTTCAAAACAATGTGTAATTTTTTTTCATTTAGTTGTTGATAGCTTGCTTAGGGTATAGCTTTATTAGTGGCGTTTTCGGACTTTCCGGTTTTAGTGGACGCTCCGGCAGCACCGAAATAAGAATCAAAAACGTTACCATTATATCGTATTTAGTTCTATCGGCAGCATCAAAAAGCAAAGCATTTTCAAGTATCTCTATAAAATCTATCAGATGGCAATGACTGTTAAAATAAGTAATACCATTGTCTAATTGTTTGGTAAGGCTGAAGGGAGTTATCGGAGTTCCCCTGTGTCTTTCTGCCTTTATTCTCTTTGTTGGATCAAGCATACTCATTGGATAAATCCCCAAATATCCCTTTCGGCCACGATCTCCAAAGTAGCCGTCGTAGTCATCGCTGGTATGCTCGTACCATATTTGAAAACCAAAGTATTCTGCGCAAAGAAGCACCTGATTGTGTAGATCGTCTTTGTCTGGCGGCCTGCCATATAACATACCAAAGGGCTTGCCAGAATCAGGAATAGTTAAGTCTGGCCTGCTGCCGATTAATGCACAAGCCTTAGAGCCAAACTTCCTGCCGCCTTGTGTATTGCTATAGCTATCCACTGCGATACACCCCATATCTGTTCTCCCCGGCCTACGCCATAAGCCGTCAAAAAACCATTTATTATTCTCCCTGAAATCAAGACCTCCTGTAAACTCCCAATGAAAACTTTCTTCCGATTTGTTTATATCTCTCCATTTTACTTTTTGAGTAAACATATCCCGTTCAAAGAATATTTTTCTTCGGTACGGTGGAGCGTCTTCAAGTTCTCTTTTTCTTTGATTAATGTTATAAGAATTAAATACGCAATCCGTATTGGCTGCTTCAAACATTTCCTGAACCGTACAAGGGTTCATGCGTATTTCTTCTTCTAATAAATTCCCTACCAATCCTTCCCTGCGGCTTAAAATATATGCTTTAGCCCCTTTCTTTATATCATCTTCTGAAATTTCACTTACTGTCTCGCCCGTAACTGGATCTTTAACTACCCATCTCTTTACGAGGTATTCATACTGTTCATCGGTTGGCGTATCTATAACGCTCATACCATATCTATCTATAAACCCTTCGTAATTGTCATAGGCGGGAGTAAAGTATGTCACAAACCTATTTGGCGTTTTCTTCCCGTTATTTTTGAACTGATTTGCTCCATCCCAAAATACTTTAAATTCAGCGCCACCCCCTTTAGTCATTTCGTTTACCGTAGATGGCGCTTCGCAAAATCCAACTCGTTTAGCACCTTTCACCATCGTTTTACTTACTATTGAAATGAACTTAGAGAAAGCCACATCAATAGGCCACTTTCCACCCTCGTCAGCGAGGATACGGCTCATTCTACCACGATCGTATGCGTTAAGAACCGGCGCACGATAGTTTATCTTTGACCTTAATCCTTTTGAATCCGATTTCTTTTTATCAATTTTAGCGGCAAATACAAGTTCTGTTACACTGCCCTCCCGGTTTAATTGACGTGGCTTTAGAAAAACAGGTAATTGCTGATACCCAAACGCAGCCATATCGGTAAATGTATCCCGGCTATCTATCTGTGTTTTTGAAACTAAACCGCAGTTGCTATTTGTATAAAATATACACTCGTAGATAAGATTTGCTGTTGCTTGTGAGGACGCCCCTTCACGCCTTTTTTTACCTCTGGCAATGCCTAAACACCAAAGAACCTTTTCCCAATAGTCTAAGAAAAGAAAATATCTTCTATCTGCGTCACGATAATCAGGGTAAACATCATCTTCCAGTTTCCACCATTGAATATAAAAATAATTTTTGCCGGTAATATAAGTTATTACCCCATTATTCATGAAGTAAAATCCTTCTTTGCACCTTCTAACTTCTTCTATTGCATATTCCGCTTGTTCGGCATTAAGAATAGCATTACCATCATCGTCCTTTGCGACATCATCAAAGATTTCGGGCAATTCCTTTCTTCTCCAATACTGTTCTTTCGGATTACCCGTACCCCAATCTTCTGTGTACTTGGGGGCATCAGGCACATGAACTAATGTTCCGTATATATCAATAGCTAACATTAGTCTCTTTTAGATGCTACGGTTTCAATGAATGGAACTTTTTCTTTGTCTTTATCTTCATTACCAGTTAGACGAAGTTTTACTTTAATGTCTTCCAAATCAATAACGTGTTCTTTGGCATTTTTAATCAAAGCCATAGTTCTTTCAAATTTCTTATCCCCTTTTTCACCCTCTGTAAGCAAACTTGAAATGGAAGTGTTTCTGGTATATTTTATGGTTTCGTTTACGAGCCGGTTTAACTCATAATATAACCCCACCGCCCCATTGACTTTATACGAAGCATTTTCATCCTTTAGTTGCTTAATCTCCTTCTCGTATTCCTCTGCTGTCTTAGCCATTTTTTAATTTAATAGAATTTGGAAGTTTGAAAATTCATAGTTAGTCCCGAAAATATCTGTTGCCATTACCGATACTACGTATTGTTCGACGACGAAGTGTAATTGGGTATCAACCCCGAATATTTTAAACAAGTCGCTATCATTAATAGTGTACAAGTTGTTTAATTGGTTTTGCATCGGTTTCTGATAGACCTACATACAAATCGCCACTGATTACTTTTTTAGTGTATTCATCCATTATAGCAATAGCTTCTGCCTCTCTGTTTTCTTTTTCGTTTCCGAATGGACGGAATCTGATTACATTGCCTTCCCTGCCATTTGTTTCCTGAAATATAATTTGATAATCGCAAGCCTTTAGTGTATAAACAACTTTATCTTTTAACTCCCCGCTTGTTACCCATAATACATTTTCTATTTTCTTTGGAGAGATGCCTTGCAGTATTCCTGTGTATGGCTTGTAAACTCTTAATGCAGTTGCGTACCCTCTTAGTGGCTTATAACTTCCGTCACCTTCCCTGTATAGGTAAATGCTATGTTCTGAAATAGAGTAGTAGTGAATCTCGCTTGCTATGTCCGACCCGCTTAATGAACCGTAATTAAAAATTCTGTTGGTGTCGTGGATTTG